CTCCATAGCAGCTTTCAATATAACGTGCGCGTGTTCATCATACGTTTCCTGACCGTGCTGCGCGAGCTCGACGAGGCAAGCATCAACTCGTAGGCACAACTCATCGTGAGACGAGCCTTTTCTAGCCCAGTTTAGCTGCTCTTTAATCACATCTAGCTCAAGGGGTGCACGAACATGCCCTCCGTGAAACTTGAAAGTCCTTTTGAGAAAGCTAACCTCCTCTAGGGCTCTTCCTGTGACCTTTTCATCCGTTTTCATCTCATTGGTGTATTTGATGTTAAACAGTTTGCCAAGCTGGTAGGTTAATACCTGCTGGCCAAATACATGCGATAAGCCGGAATCGTAGGTAATAATATTGTCATCACCAAACGTGGCTACGCGTGAATATGTGAATAGATCTTTCACTGTTGGGAGCTCATCAGTAGTCATGTCTATGGTATTTGAGATCTGGGCCGTTCGCGCAGCCCCGTATATCATAAAAATGTTCACAATTGAGTTTAAGACACTCGTCAGAATGTTGCCTGAGGAATTCGCGCCGTTAAAAGCGTACAATGTCCCCTCTGACAAATGACGAGAATTGATAATATCTTGAAAAAGAACATACCGAACTCGAGTGTCTTCTTTGGGGCACCCTATGTAGAAAGCCTCAACAATGTCAAGAACTCTGTACATGATAGGTACTAGCAGATGTCCATCAAAGGCACTGTAATCACCTGCCGTAGTCTCATACTCTTTAAAAGCTTTGAGATAATTGTATAAGCAACCCCACTCTGTATGGTGGTCGATACCAATATTGATACCGTTATACGTGTGGTTCTCGTAGACAGATCTAATGAAGTCCCCAAAGTACATTTTCATAGCTATGGAGTAGTCCATCGGACTTGCCATGAACTGGCGGGTTTTGCCAGCCCTAACCTTTTCGAGGGGTCTGTGCTCATCTTTAAGGCAATCAATATAGACATGCGTTAGTCTTTTGTTAGCCTTTGCACACTCGATAATCTCATTGACGCGATCCTCGAGGAGGACTGTGTTCGGATTTGACCTATCAATGCGGTCTCCATCTCCCAACCAGTATCTCTTGCCATTGGCATTTGGATTCTGATTAAACGGGTATCCGGCTGAAGTCTTTCGCTCCATGCGTCCGCAAAAGTTTTGACCATCTATGCCATCAACTGCTTCGTCAAAGGAGAATAACCGAGGATCCCAAGGAGGGTTTTCCGTTCGGGTTCTGACTAACTTGCAGATAAATGGATGGATCTCGTCCAACAACTTAGTGTCAACGGGAACCTCTTCATGAGAGTACTTGGCCCGAGCTAAAGCTGCTGGGTCAATTTCTTTACCCTCAAAATCTGTGAATGGTCG